ATTTTAGCAGCAGTAGCTCCTGAAATACCGTCGCCATTATGGTTTACCATATTTGGCACAGCTAAGTTAAAAGACACTCCTAATAAATCAGGATTATCTTCAAAGTTAATATTTGGAGAGAGCTTTTTCAGCTCATCAAGAGAAGCTTTGGAAATTTGAAAATCTTTGCTGCCCACTTTGTGACAAGCGACAGAAATGTTATCTAATTTCGTCTTATACTTAAACGCCATGAATTACTTTACAGCAGAATGATACAAAATAGCCGCAGAATATTCGTCCAATAGAAATTCATCAGCAGTATCAGTGATTTCTTTCATTGGTTGAAGCTTTTCAATGTTGCTTAAATCTTGCACACAAGCTTGCATTCTAGTTGTCCATTCTTCTTTGCTAGAAGCAGCAACAACTTTCTTACATAGCTCGATTACGCTCGATTTTTGCTGATCGTTAAGCTTAGATACGCCAAACTTTTCAGCAGTGAACGCTTCAGAAGCTTTCATGAAAGCATCAACTGCATAAACAGTAGATTGAATATCAGAAGTAGAAGCTTTTGACTTTGTTCCTAGCGGTCTGCCAGGTATAGAGTTCTTTGGTTTCGCCGTTGGAGTTCTAGAAAGTTTATTAACTGGCTTTCCAGCGGCAACAGGAGCAGCTGGCTCTGGTGCGTTTGGATCTTCAGTCATTGGAACGCCGCCAACAAGAGGATTGTAGTATCCTTTCTTTCTTTCTTCTACGAGTTTGTCTTGAGCTGGACTTAATTCTTCCGAAGAAGGCAATTTGCCGTTAGCCATAGCTTCAATACCTTGTTCTGGAGTGATAATCGACAGCTCCATCAAACGGCTAACTGTGCGCATATATTGAATCTCGTCTTTAAGATCAATTTGTTTAAATTTAGCAGTAGGATAAGCTTTAAATCCCAAATCTTTTGAGATGCGAATGATTTCTGGTTGAAGAATGTCGTTCAAGAAACAGTTGCGCGATTCTTTAAGGCGCTCCATGAAGAAACCAATCTTCGCGGTCTGACCGTTGTACTTGTCGTCGCCAACAAGAACGTTCATTAAGCCTTCTTTAATATCTTGATTAAGAATCTTGTATTTTTCTTCGCCAACAACCTTCTTTAAGTCAGGAATAATGAATTCAGCTTTTGTTGTATGGTCAGAAACGAGAACTCTGCCAACGCTTTCGTTCATAAACAACGATTGCATTGCCGCCATATTTGCTGGATTGATGCCGCCCTCGTCAGGAGGCGCGCCCATAGTGATAAGCAACAATACATTCTCTACTGTGCGAGAAATAGCTTGGTCAATATGCTTTAATTCCAGTTTCGCATTAACATCTTCCATGATCGGAAAGGTAAACGGAATTGCAAATGGCTCGTAGTCTTGTTTCTTATAGAAAGAGTATAGCAAAAATGATGGATCAAGTTTAATCTTTAATCCATCTCTAAAATAAGCTTTGTCTTTAACCTTCTTCTGCATATCAGCAGGAAGAGCTTTAAACAATTCTCTATCTGCGTCGTCTTTTGGATTTCTGAGTCTTTCTAACTCGTATTCAGAAAGAAGTTTTTCGTAAATCGCTTCTGAAAATGAAGCGGAAACTTTAGCAACGATTTCGTAAGGATTAATTAAGATGTAGCGAAGAGGAATCTTGTTATTGACGACTCCGTTTTCGCTTAAACCAGACAAAAGTTTAAAATCTTCTGCTTTAAATTTTCCGTCGATACGGTAATAGAAGATGTTTCCGCTGCGATAGTATTCGCGGAAGTATTGGTCTTTCAATTTCCATAGTTTGATCTTCTCAAACCACTTAGTAAAGAATTCTCTACTACGCGCAGTGCCGCCTTCAAGATAAATCTCTGTATTAGCGAACTCTGTGGCAATGTCGATTGTGTTTCTAACTAAAGCGACGTTTGCGTAAGCCTTTTGGCAAAGCAAAATAGCATCACGAATGTCAACACCGTCTTTAGAGAACTGATAAGGAAGCATTCCTTGACTCAAAAGAGCATAGCGGCGAATGTTGTGGTCAGTTCCGTTTCTTGGAATCTTTGTGCTCTGTGCTGTGTCTGTAGCTCCTTGAACTGGACGGCTATAAGAAGCTTTGGCAACTTCTGTGAAGTAAGATTCTCCTAAAAGCTTTGGTTCGTAGTTGTTATGAACAGGAAGCGAGCTGCTTTCTGGCTTGTTGAACTTGCTCCAATAGTCCGACTTCTTGTTATATGAACGCGACATATGATTATATATTAAAAGTTACACTAAAAGTATCAAAAGTACTTTTATGACTTTCGTTTTACCTCACGAAGAACGGAGTAAAAGTTTGCGGCTGTTGTTCTGGACAATCCATCATATCAAAATAGATTTTCATCATCCAGTTGCCTAATACTAAGCAAGAGTATGAGTCTTTACGGGTTTTTTCTGCTCCACTTTGTCTTTTTAGTTCTGGCGGCAAGTCAAAACTCTGATGTCCATTAGCTGTTGTTGTTGGAATGATTAAGGAACATTGCGCTTTAACCAATTCGATCAAATCAGATTGATGATCAACGAAATCGACCATCTTTGCATCGTTCGTTTGATTATCTTCTTGATCACGGAAGAATTTAATCGTTTTAATTGGAATGGTCTTGTTCTTTTGAGCTGTGAAATCGTTATCAACAGCTTCTGCGGCGAACAACATCTTTCTATGATCGAAGTTAGATTGCAATAACTCGTTAGCGTAGCGAATCCAAGAGCTTGTTGGAACTCTAAGGTAACAAATGCGAGTGTCTTTTAAATTATACGCTCTTCTTGCTCTACGAATTTCGTCTTGATACTTTTCAGGCGAATCAAAATCAGCTTCAAACATTTTAATTTCGATTTTAGCGTTTTTAAATACTTCGCTTTCGTTTGCGGCATTAATAAACTGCACGCCGCCGTTATAGTCTCCGCACATTCCAACGATGTTGAAGTTATTCATCAAGTAAGCTAAATAGTCGATGTGCTTTTTAAGATTAGTTCCTGATACAGCGTAATTATGAACGAGAATTCCTTTGCGATTAGGAACATCGAGCTTAATAAGGTTCATGGCAAAGTCGTCAGACGATTCATTCTCTGCCCACGAAGGATCGAAGCTTAAAATATAATCAGAACCTTTCTGACCAGCCACTTCAATAGCCTGTCCTTCAAGCGGCTTGATTGTGCATTCGTGCATCTTGCTTAGTTTAAAGTAACCAGAAGAATCGTCCATGAATCTAGAACCGAATTCTCTTTGGAACTGTGATTCAGACATAGTTGACTTGGCTTGAGTCAGCAAACTTTCATCGTAAAGACCATGAGGAGCTACATCATAAGCGAAATGCAAGATAGCTCTAGTCGAATTACCTTTTCCATCCTTTTCCGGAAACTTGATAAGCGATTCATATTGCTTATACAACTTATACATATACTCAAACTGATAAGACGCAGAAGACAGTACAATAATTTTATTATTCGGCCATCTAAAACGCTCTTCTTCAGTCATATCTCCTCTAGCGATCAACTGAGTCTCCAAATCATATACTTCTTTTCTCTCTGTTGGATTTTGCACAACAGAAAGGAACGGAATAATAACTTCGTTAAAGATTCTTTCGGGCATCAACAAGAACTCGTCAATCATCATACGGTGAAAGCGAAAACCACGAAGCTTTTCGCCGTCACCAAGTGGTAAGCAGGTAATTTTGCTGCGGCCAAACTCCATTGTCCATTCGTCCGAACTCTTAGATACCTTTGTGATAGCTTGCTTTAAGAAAATAGCATTTGGCTTGTCCGCGATTTCCTCAATCTTGCGGAAAATCATCTTTGCTTGACGAAATGTTTTACTTACAATGCCAATGTGAACACCTTGATTCAAAATCGCGTCTAATGCAGCGAAAACAGCACAGGTGAAGCTCTTGGAGAGACCGCGACTCCATACCATCATGGAGTAATCTGTTTCAAACATCGTTTTAATTGCGAGATGCTGAAACGGAAACGGTTTTACACCACAAATAATCTCAGAAGCGAACGAAATGTTGCTGCGCAGAAATTTATATAGAAGAATCTTAGCTTCGCGCTCTTCTAGATAACCTTCTTTCTTTAAAATCTCTTCGTTTACTTTATTGCTATTGTAAATGCTTTTTCTTTTTTGGTCGCCAACGATCCAAGCCATGATTGATCCTTTTCTATGAAGTATTGAATGTCTGTTTCCCAAAGTTTTGGGCCGCAAACGAGAAGTTTAGGTATTAACGCTACGCTATTTTTTCTGCTACCAGAAAAAACGAATTGACAGTTCTTGTGGAACTCTTGTTGCAACAAACGCATATTGTGATATACGAATTTTAAGTTGGATTTATGTGAGGTGAAGTCGTTATTGTTCTTGATCTGATCAAAACTAGATTCCACTACAATAAACAAGAAACAATCCATAGATTTGCATCTCTCGATCTCTCTTTTAAATCTGTCAAAGTTTTCTCCAACTAAAGTGCTCTTAAAATCACCTTCTGATTTTCTATCAACAAATGTTTTAGAATAATTTTGCCCACCAGCAGTATAGTCTCCAAAATCTAGCTTAACTTCTCTCTGATTCTGAAACTGCAATGGCTGCTGCTCTCTTGTATCAATGAATATATTAACGTTAGAGTAGTCAGAGTAAAAATCTTTGTGGATATTCTTTGTGAACATTGGCTTTATGCCAATCTCAGAACAAGCCGCCGAGTAAGAACCGTAATGCTTCTTGAAACAGTCGATACTTGGCAGTTCGCTTGTCTCAATTTCGATATGACTAGGCGCAACAACTAATTCTTTGTTAGCTACTCGCCTTTCAAGCAGTTGTTTGATATACGGTTTAACAACTTCTGCTTTTTCAAAGTTGCACCACTTTAATAACTGCTCTCTGTTCTCGAAATCCTTTTCAAAATAAGACTCTTTATCCTTGAAGCTTAGCTTTGTACCAGTTAAGAGGTTTTTCTTCGGGTAATGGGCGCAGTAGTAGTCTGCAAGCGACATCTTATGCTTCTTCAAATGAGTATGAAGACTTCTTTCGCTTGGAAAATCTTGATTACATTCTTTGCACTTAAACGGCATCATCTAATGATATGCCCAAGATACGAGCTTTCCACTCAACCATACTTTCAAGCTTGCCAGCTTCCTCTCTAACAAGAGTCTTTTGCATTTCAGCGATCTTGATCATGTTAGCGCGCTCTTCTTCGTCTTGAAACAGCTGAACAATAGCTAAGATAGAAGCATTCTCCTTTTGTCTAGCGTTGATGCGCCCTGATCTATCACCTTGAAGCTTTTTAATCAAGCTTTCTACGCGGCCTTCGCATTGATGATACTCGCCGCTCTTCGCTTTGATGATTTCGGCAAGACGAATACTCATTTCGTTCTGCTCTTGAGTATCTTCAAACATTTTATTCAGCTTATCCAAGTGTCTTGAAGTTGTTTCCAAGTTGATAATTTCTTTGCACACGTTCATGTACAAATTAACTTCATCAGCAGTAAGGTCAGGCTTGTCCCAAGTCATTCTAATGAACTCTTCCTCGAAAATATTACGATCTTCTTGTGATGTATAGCAGTTAATGATCTTTTGAAACCGCGAGTTGGCTAAATTGATAGTAAGCTTCTCAATACAGAATTTATGTTGGCGGTTTAATTTTTCTTTATTGATCTTTTCGCCAGTAGCTTGATTGATTTTGTTAACTACGCGCTCAACAGAACGCGGAACTAAATACTTTACGCCAATAGCGCTTTCGGATTCAGGTTGACCTTCTGCGTTTACCGTTCTAATGAAGTTTGCCACAGCTCTTTGCTCAACTCCAAGGTTAACAATTCTGCGATCAGGAAAAATGAGTTCGGCAATTCTTACAGCAGACAATCCAATAGCTGTTTGATCAATAATAAACTCTTTTTGAGACTCTGAGAACTCAATGTCCGCTGCTCTTTCATACTTAGATGTTTTATAATTGATTTTGTTGCTTGCTAAGAACGATCTAATAGCAATTCCCTGCTTAGACCGCCCATCAAGCTTCTCATTAGCAAAGAATTTGCGCGTGATAGTATTTAAATCAGGAAATTGTTTGGCTAAGTCTCTAATTTGTGTTGCCTCTTCGTTTGTGAAAGAGATGTCTGTTGTTTCTTGTTTAGCTTCCACTTAAAATATCCTCCGATTGTAAAATTTTTAGAGCTACTTGTCTAAATAGCTTCTTAAGATTTTTGATTTGTTTATATCCAGCCTTTTTACCCTTTTCGTTCGTCTTGTAGCCCATTTCCGCCGCTACCTTCTCCTCGTCCACACCGTCAACGAAAAGCCTTGTATAGACCCTGTATTGCTTAGGAGCAAGGTATAAGCGCATTTCTTCATGAAGGCGAGCTGCGCTAGATAAAATGTCAAAATTCTGATCTCGCATTGAGTGAACAGCATCTGTGTGGCCTTCGATAGATACACAAAGCTTAACATCGTATGCACTCTTTTTTGTTTTCTCCCATTTCCTGTATAAAGGACATTCAGAACACTGTCTTCCGCTTGGTGTGATCGAGCACGCTGGTGGTTCGTTGCCTTGATTATACTTGCAACCTAAACATGGGCGAGTATAGTTAG